ATTTCATAATGTAGTAAGATCTGTCTTTATCACTTACTCTAGCAAATTTTTCCACTACTTCTGGATCAGCTGTTGCTTCTGCTAATATAATATCTTGTACACGCATTTTCTGAGTTATCCTTAAAGAATGTTTATTAAGTGTATTTAGTATATCTACTTCGTAGATATAAGTTTTCGTTAACACTCAAACTATAACACTTCGTTTGTGATAGAAGTAATAGATATGAATTAAAGCATTATTACGAAGTAATAATGTAATTGCTTTATGTAGATTGTTTCAGTCAGACGGAACCTGTTTATGGTTCCATCTAATCTTGGCACTTTATGTGAGTCTGCCACAGCCGAGACTTGGAAGTAGGTAATTGTTTATACACAAAGTACAATGGGCTCTGACCTTTCCCAACCTACGTCGACATATGTAACATACATGTTGCATTAACCTAGTTAATGTAGTCTTTATGTTACATTACCTCTCGCTTCGTTCCTATTGCTAAAGAGTTTTTATGTACTGTGTTTGTGTTTTTCGACTGCCAACATTCAATCTATATCAACTAGTGAGCCCAATTTGTTTGATGGCTTCCACACTCTGGTGTGTCAATCAATATGTACGTGTGCTTCTATACGAGAGCTTTTTCCACAGCGGTATTTTCAATCTGGCCCGCCAACCTTATGTGCTGGAATGTTTTGCCTGTATGTGATGTTCTAGCAATGCCTGTTTTAGTTTGTCTGAGCCGCCTACTCTAACATTGATGATACCATTATAGTATTCATCTGTTTCAAGTACTCGCCTGTCAAACTGCTCTCGTGCCTCTATGTAGGACATTTCGCCCCTACCTTTACATAGGTATAGTATTTCTCTTGTGAATTTGTCTTCGCCTAGTTCAGCAACATCTGCATTTAGTCTATCACTGGATCCCCAGTAATCTCGCCAATCGCTTTCTTTGGTGCCGCGTCTCTTATTTTTCTTGCCTTTTAGTGGTGGCTTAGTAGTTTTAAACTTTGCTAGTTTCTTGCCTATGTATTTTTGATCTGTAGTGGTATTTGTGATAAGATAAACAAAACCTTCGTATTCGTCCGGTATGTTTTCTACCTCTTTGCCTTGATAAGTCCACTTCATAGTGATACTTATTACTTGCCTTGTTTTTCTGCCTGTTTCTTGGTTTGATACGTTTCGTGTATCTCGTCCATTCTTGTTTTTGCAAGACTTCTAATTTCTCTTAGCCAGCGTCTGCTACTAGCATGAGTTCTGTGTGATTTACGAGACTCATAAGCCTCGTTAGATTTAAAGTACTCCATGTAAGCCTTAGTTAACTTGTCATGTGTATCGTCGTCTATCATTCCACTACTTCTACATCATTTTCATAACTTGTAAAACCGTTCTCTTTAACAACTTTTAGTATTGTGTTTACTCGACCTACAAGTTCGTCTTTGTGACTAATTAAATAAATGTTCTTTTCACGTTCACGTGCCATCTTCTTAAGAACACTTAATGAACTTTCTACACCTGCTGTATCCATACCACTATCAATTAACTCGTCTATAAACAATAAGTTAATATTCTGATATAAACTTTCCCAAACATCTCTAAATGCAAACGACAAACCTAATATAAGTCTATTACGTTCACCTCTTGATAAGTTATCAAAGTCTAAGTCCTGTCCTAGTTGTGTAATTTCAACAACCAAGTCGTTTTGGAATACAACTTGATGCGGTAATCCTAATCTATCAAGATAGTATGTAAGCCTGTTGTTTAGATACATTAAATTTTGTTCGATAATTTTTTTACGTATAAAACTGTCTTTGTTTGTTAATAGTTTTAACATAAAGTCTTGATGTTCTTTGTATGTTGTAAGTTCGTTTACAGGTGTCCAATCAATTTCTTGTATTGCACTTTCACTAAGTTCATTAATTTGTGCTTCATACGGATCTTCTTCATTTTTCTTCGACTCATATGCCTGTTTTAAACTATCAACATTTTGTCTATGTTCATATGCTTCTTTAGCAGTATCATAAAACACACTAGGCTTGCCATTGATATCACCAATGTCATTTAAGCCTTTTGTAACCTCTAAAAGTTTATCACTTACTTCTTTTTGATATGCAGTTGCATCTTCAAGTTCTTTTTGTTTTTTAGTTTCAATTTCTTTTTTCTTATCTGCATGAAGTTCTTGACCACAAGTATAACATTTAGCATCTTCTAAATCTGCAATATCTTTAGTTAACTTATTAACACTTTTATCAGAACGTTGTAGTGCAGGCTCTAATGTACTAAGCTCTTTTTTAAGGGCTAAAATAGCATTATTATGTTCATTCCAATTAGACAGTTTTTCATGTGATTCTAATTCAGCTTCAATGTCTAAATGTTCTAATTCGCTGATAGCTTCCTTTAGTTTTACTGTATCAGTAGTGCGTTTTGCAAGCCATGCTTTTTGATTGCTTTGTAAACTTGCAATAGTTGACTCAATTTTACTATTAGCAGTTTGTGTTGCTTCAATTCTTAGTGTTTCTTGTGTAATTGCATCTTTAGTATTGCGAACTTGTTCTTTTAAATTGTCTGCTTTTTCACTAAGGATAGTAATACCAAGTAATTGTTCAATAATTGCACGTTGATCGTTAACACGCATACTTAAAAACGGCTCAGAATATGTGTTTAATGCAACAATATGCTTAAACATATCGTGACTCATACCTAGTAAATCGTTCAAATATTCCTGTGTTTTACGACTATCACCTTGCGATTCGTCATCTATTTGTTCTTCATTATTAATAAAAAACTTAAAAAATGTCGGAGATCTGCCACGTTCTATTTTATACTGTATATTGTCCTTTTCAAAGTCAAGCGAAACAACCATACCTTTGCTATTAGTCTTATTAATAAGGTTGTTACGTTTAATGTTTGTAAGTGCAGTACCATATAATGCATAACTTAGTGCATTAATAATTGTTGTTTTACCAGTACCATTACGTGAACCACTATCGTCACCACCTTGATCTAAGTTCTCACCTAGCACAAGTGTAAGTTTTGCTTTATTGAAGTCTACAGCTTGGGTCTGATTGCCCACACTCATAAAGTTCTTTACGGTTAAATCTTTAATACGTATCATAAGTCGTTATAAATGTCCATCAGCATTTTCTTGTTAAAATTGTTTGTGTCAATTTCTGCGATTTCTTTAGATACAATTTCGTCAACTGTTTCAAATTGAGTAATATCTAAATCTGTTGTAATTTCTTCTTCTTGCTTTTGCGGTATTAATGTAATTTCTCTACAACCGTGTTTTGAGATATAGTTCTCTTTGATAAACTGTGCTTCTTCATAACTTACAGGTAAGTCAAGTGTTACTCGCAAATACATTTTAGGCTTTATTATATCGCTATCTGGATCTAATAGTTGCGAAAGTTTTACTGTGCGATATTTAGGACAGTTCCACCAGTTAATATATTGCGGTTCTAAATCATTTTCACGATCAAGTATCATCATACCACGTTCGTCATCCCATGCATCTGCATAGTTGTGCGGAAACGCATTACCAATGTAATGTATTTTACCCTGTACTTGACGTTTGTGGAAATGTCCACTAAACACATATTCTTGATGTTTAAAATGTTGCGGTTTTAAGTCACCATGGTCGGGCATTTTTACAAGTGCGTTCATATAAAAACTAGGAAGTTCAAAGTGACCAAACATATACTTGGATTTTACCTTTTCAATCTTCTTCCATTCTTCGCCGACTAACCACGGAACTAATGTAACATCTTCTTCAGTGTACATTTCGTCAACTATAGTAATACCTGGAATATGCTTACCAAAAATAGTTGAACTTACGTCACGTTTGTCTTTGTAATATAAGTCGTGGTTACCAACAAACATATAAAACTTTTCAAATGCCGCACCTAGTTTTTCTAGACTGCGAATAGTTGCATCCATAGTTGTAAGATTTAAACTGTTTCTATTGTGATGCCAATCACCACAGAAGATACCAGTTTCACAACCGTTTTCTTTTGCTTGCTCTATATACCAATCAACAAACTCTTCACAGTCTAGATTGTGTACTTTACTATTGCCTTTTAAGCCGAAATGTATATCGGTAAAAACTGCCGCTTTTTTAAACAAAATGAGATCTCCATATTTGTACTAAACATAATACTATCTTTTGCACTCAAGGTCAACCTTTTTTGGTTGTCTGAGCCGCATTGATTTTTGCTGTTTCACGCTTCATTGAGGCTTCCCATTCTGCGTTGTGCTGTCTAGTATAACTTGGATTCATGTCATTCATTTCTAAGATGTCGTCTCTAATGTTTTGGTTACGTTTTTCAAGGTTAATAACTCGTACAAATGAGTTTGTAACGGCGGCTGTATAATAAGCAAATGGATTGTTGGACTTTGATTCGTCAAATTGTAGTCCAATCTGTGCTAATTGTAGTATTGCCTGTCCTCGCATTTCGTCATTATACGTATATCCACGTACATTGCCTCTAGTTGCATATCGTTCACACAATTTAATCCACATACGAGCAAGTTCGTTTGTTGCTTTTGCATGTTTCATACTAAAATAACCATTTTCCATACCGCCAACCCAATGACTTTTGCCAACTACAACAAGTTCTCCGTCTTCGTTAAACTTATAATGTTGAAAAGGTGGAAAATTTAGTTTTACTTTTGTATCTGCTATTGTTTTAGGATTCTTTTTACGTCCAGGCTCTTCAGGTATATGGTCAAATGTCATAATTCTAAAAATTAAGTCTTCTTTTTCCATCTTTCTGTAGTCAATTTCGCACTGTGCTAGTTTAACTTTCTCTCCAGCTAGTTTACGAGCTTCAAAATCTAAGTGTTGCAGTCTTTTTGCCTTGTTTCTTTTTGCTTCTGCAACAGTACGGATGTTTACTTTGTCTAAATCAGTTAGTATGATGTCATATTGATTGAATTCGGGCTCCATGAAACTACAAAACTGTGATTTAGACTTGTGAATCTGTTTTAGCATATCTTTGTTATTAAGATAATTTACTTTTCTCATATATTTCTCCAGGTTATTACTCTATTATAAACTACATACTTAATTTTGTCAACTAAATACTTGTAGGAGAGTGAAATGAATTTAAAAAAGATAGTCCAATCCAATGTTAGCAACTTTCAAGAGTCTATTGAAAATACTGTCAAGTCCACTGCAACTAATTTTGCAAACTCGGCACTTGAAAACGTATTAGGCGGCGGTGCCGCAGGTATTTTGAAAAGTCTTTTAAAAGGACCTAGCTCAATACCACCAACGGGCTCTGGCGCACAGGCAACAGACGGTGCCGCAACCAACGACTGGCGTGTACGGTTAAGTATTCCTCCAAGTATGGTTGACGGTAATGAAATGTTTAAACCTCTCGTTGAGACAAATGGACTAGTATTTCCATATACTCCTACAATATTAGTACAACATACGGCCAATTATGACGCGATGCATCCTACACATAGTAATTATCCGTTCCCCCAGTATCAGAACAGCCAAATTGAAGATATCGTAATTACAGGTGACTTTTTTGTAGAAAATGCTAAAGATGCGCAGTATTGGGTAGCAATGACACACTTTTTACGTAGTGTAACAAAAATGGACTACGGTCAAGGTAAGAATGCCGGTGCTCCGCCACCATTAATATTTTTAAACGGGTATGGAGATTTTGTATTTCCAAATGTTCCAGTAGTTGTTAGAAACTTTACTTTTGATTTGCCAGCAGACGTTGACTATATTAAAACACAAGCAACAGGTGATATAGAAACAGGTCCAACTACTAAAGATCCAAAAGGTAAAGCAGGTTGGGTACCAACACAATCTCAAGTATCAATCACAGTTGCTCCTGTTTACTCAAGAGCAAAAACTTCACAGTTTAATTTAGACAAATTTGTAAAAGGTCAGTATCTTGGAACTCAAGGTAACAACGGTGGAGGGTTTATTTAATGGCACGTTATAGTGAAATGAGTCCTTGGGGTAAAACACGAATAGTAAACAAAGACTATTTGAATGTATTAGAAATTAGACCAGTACCTCAGTCAGACGATGATGTATTATATGAAATACAACCACAGTTTACACATAGACCAGATTTATTAGCGTATTCTGTATACGGTAGCTCAAAACTATGGTGGGTGTTTGCACAAAGAAACATGGATGTATTAAAAGATCCGGTATATGATTTAGTTGCAGGCGCAAAAATTTACTTACCAAGAGCAGACACATTACAAAAGTACTTAGGTTACTAGAGTATGGCAAATACTAGACTAACAAAATCTGTAATAGATGCACAACTACAAAAGTCTGTAGGCAAAGGACAAGATCTTTTAAGTACAGCCTCTAGTTATGCTTCATTTGGTGTAGATCAGATGAAAGGGTTAGTAAGTGATGCTAGTTTAAAAGTTATAGACGCGGCTAAGAATGGTGTAACAGATACTCTTACTGGTGCAACAGCAGGCGTTAGTGCCGCTTCGACAGGTAAAATAACTTTTGATGAAATGTTAGCAAACTTACAAGAGTCACTTAAGAATTTACCAGCATTAGGTAAAACTGAAAATCAACTAAAAAGATATGCAACATACAATTATAATATTACACTTGCTTGTTTAACAGTTAACGAAATAAATTTTCCAGATACAACATATAGAATATCTCCTCCGCAAGTAACAGTTTTAAGATCAGGTGGTGGCGCTCCTGGAAAAGCAATGACAGCATACGAAAGTAGCGATGCTCAGTTAGAATATTACATTGATAATTTAGTAATGAATAGCGTAATTGCGCCAACTAGTAAAACACGTACCTCAAATGCTACTGTACAAAGTTTTACTGTACATGAACCTTATAGTATGGGACTGTTCCTACAAACTTTAATGATTGCGGCAAACAAAGCAGGACATGCAGACTATCTTAAAGCACCGTTTGCATTAATAATTGAGTTTAGAGGATATGACGACAACGGAAATATACTTGATACAGGATCAACAACACGACGAGTATTTCCTATTAAAATTGCTAAGATGGATTTTGATGTAAATGGTTCAGGTAGTTCATATAATATTAGATCACATGCTTGGAACGAAAGTGCATTAACAATGGTTTCTCAGCATACAAAAACTGATACAATTATAACAGGCGATTCAGTACAAGAACTTTTACAAGGTGGTCCTGAAAGTTTAACTGGTATTATTAATAGACGTAATAGCGAAGCGGCAAAAGCACTTAACACAATTAATAAAGATGAATATTTTATTATGTTTCCGCCACAACTTGTAAGTAGTCTTGGACTAGGAAACAAAGCAGATACGCCAGGCGAAAATAAAGCGTCTATGAAAGAAATAGAGTTTTATAAAAAACTAACAGGCGGAACCTTTGAGACTTTATTAGACTATGAAGAAGATGCGGCTAAAGAAACTATAGAATCATACATTAATTTACAGCCGGGTAATAATAACCTATCAGCAGTTATAAAGCGTATAGCAGATAATAAAGATGTTGCAAACGATATAGGTAAAGGCACAATAGCACGTTCAATGGCAACGGGTGGTGCTGTACCGTTTGGTAGAGAAGCATTTTCAAATGATCCAGACACTGATGTTTTTAATTCAGATCGTGTAACAATATCTAATAGTTTTAGAACATTACAGTTTCCGCAGTCAACAAGTATAGAACAAATAATTGAAGAAGTAGTTATATTAAGTACCTATGCAAAAGATGCCGCAGTTGAAGTTAAAGCAGACGCAGACGGAATGGTAGATTGGTTTAGAGTACATACCCAAACTTTTTTAGTACCAGACGAAGATGTAAGATCAAAGACAGGCGAGAATCCAAAAGTATTTGTTTATGCAGTTGTGCCTTACAAAGTACATAGCAGTATCTTTAGTAATGCAACACAGCCATCAGTTGGAATTCAAAAGAGAGTATCACAAGCGGCAAAAGAATACAATTACATATACACTGGTAAGAATGATGATATTATAGATTTTGAAATTAATTTCAATACATCATTCTTTACTGCATTAAGTTGTAACTATAACGGTTCAGGCGATTCTAAAAATGCAACAAAAGATTCTACTAATAATCCAGGTAATCCTCACATAGCGGCCAAAGAAGGGTCTGCAGGAAACAATAGCTCTACTGGTAGTAAATCTCTTAAAGAGGATCCTAGTAGTAAAAATACAGGAACCGGAGGAGGTAATACTTTAGAAACTCCAGAAGTCCAAATTGCTAGATCATTTAATGAAGCTATAGTAAATAATGAGACTGACTTAGTAAGCATGGACCTAACAGTATTAGGCGATCCATATTACCTTGCAGACAGCGGTCAAGGAAATTATAGTTCTCCCCCATTAACAAAAGCATATACTGCTGATGGAACAATGGACTATCAAAGATCTGAAGTAGAAGTAGTTGTAAATTTTAGAACACCTATTGACTATAACCAAACAGACGGATCAATGATATTCCCAGAAGATACTGTACCAGTTAAATCATTTAGTGGATTGTATAAAGTGAACACAGTTGAAAATAAATTTGAAGGCGGAAAATTTATACAAGTACTTTCATTAATACGTAGAAATAATCAAGAGTCAGATATTGGAATACCTGGTACTCCAGACAATACATCAGCAGTTGAAACAACAGATGAGAAAAAACCTAACGAAACTAAAAATAATCCAGAATCAGTTACAGCTGAAACAACTACACCAACTAATACAGGGAATCCGCAGTAATGGCAATTGATGGACGCAGTGGTAGACCCCAATTAGTTAAGGACCCAGGTCCTTATGAAGCAATAGTTGTATCACATCTAGATCCAAAAAAGATGGGAACACTATCAGTTGAACTATTAAAGAATAGTAGATCAGGTAACCAAACAGAACGTAGTGGACAAATTGTACAAGTAAAGTATATGTCACCATTTGCTGGATCAACACCTATTAATGGCAACACAGCAAACGATGACTTTGCAGGAACACAAAAAAGTTACGGTATGTGGTTTGTTCCGCCAACACCAGGAACAAAAGTTCTTGTTGTATTTGCTGAAGGTAACCTAGCAAGAGGTTATTGGATTGGTTGTATTCAAGATACATATATGAATTGGATGACGCCGGATCCTTGGAGCGGCACAACAGCAAACAATTATGATCCTAATTTAAAATTACCAGTAGGTGAATTTAACAAACGTTTACAAACAGGTAAAGGTACAGATCCTAGTTTATATGAGAAGCCTGCAAATTTAGACTTCTATACTATACTTGGTAGACAAGGTCTGCTAAATGACGATGTAAGAGGCCCTGCTAACAGTTCTAGTAGGCGTAATTTGCCCAGCAGTGTGTTTGGAATATCAACACCAGGGCCAAGAGATAAAAGAGACGGTGCTCCTAAAGCTACAGTAGGCTCTTCAGAAACAAGAACACAAAGATTTACAAGTACACTAGGCGGATCAAGTTTAGTATTTGATGACGGTGACGAACGTTATGTAAGAAATAGTTTTGCTCAAAGCGATGCTCAACAATACACAGATTTAATTGGAGAAGAAAATCCAACATCTGGTCTTAAACAAGTTCCTAAAGGTGAATGTGTACGTTTAAGAACTAGAACAGGTCACCAAATATTATTACATAATTCAGAAGACTTAATTTACATTGCTAATGCACAAGGTAGTTCTTGGATTGAAATGACTGCTAATGGTAAGATTGATATCTATGCACAGGACAGTGTAAGTGTTAGAACACAAAACGATTTGAATATAAGTTCAGATAGAGATATAAATTTAGCCGCGGCAAGAGATATTAATATGAATGCCGGGCGTGACTATAAACTTACTGTATCAAATAACAGTGATGTTAAAGTTGGCGTTGATCATAAAATTGACGTTGGCTCAAATAATGATATCTATGTAGGTGCTGATCAAAAATTATATGTAGGTGCAACTAGAAATACAATAGTAACAGGCGCACATACTATTAGTAATAAAGCAACACTTGATATTAATACAACAGGTGATAGAAAAGATACACAAGCAAACTTAGATCTAAATACAGGCGGCTATAACTATCTTACAGCAGGTGGCAATACTGATATACTCAGTGGAGGCAATCATACAGAAACTGCCGCACAGATTCACATGAATGGCCCAGCGGCTACATCAGCGGCCACAGCAGGCACAGCGGCAACAGCAGTAGTTGCGGCACCAGCACTTTGGCCTGTTAGAGTTCCTGTACATGAGCCTTGGAATGCACATGAACATTTAGATCCATTAA